ACGTAACGGTCGTCATAAAACCACGAGGTCGTGTATATCGTTTCGTAATCGCCTTCTTGGTCGCCCTCTGGCACGTCGTCTTTGGTGTTTTGCGGAATGTCGTCCACGAAATCATATTCATCGACGTACATCACGTATTTAAAAGAACTGTTTGGATTAATCATTAGATGATATATTTCGCCTGTTGCGTCCGTCCAATCACACCCCGACATCAATCCAAAACCTGTCAAATTTACCGGTGTTGCGGCTCCTCCGTACCAGGTTGCCGACTGATACAACGTGAATGCTCCGCCTGCACCTATCGACGGGTCATAGATAAAATTGACGTTGGAATAATCAATTGCCGAACCAGTTGGATTGGATGTTGAGCTTTGTGTATCGGTGTCAAAATCAAACGGTGCAGACATCCACACTCTGTCGTTTACATATGATAAAGTTAATTTGTCTAGTTTTTGTGCGTTGATTCTGTTGGTGTCAATGGTTGGCTTCAGGCGGTCATAAACATTTTGAATACCATTGCGATTAAAGAACAACAATCCTGCTGGATAATCGAAGAAATAAGCGCCACCAGAACCCTCGACTACGTTTTGTGGATATTGAATTCCAACCGTCGTAGAAAGTTCTACGAGCTGGAACGAGTCGGCATCGTAACCCATAAGCAAATAAACAGCCTTGGGTTTAAATATTAGCAGTTGACCATCTACTACAGCTAAACCTGTTATTCCTTCACCACCGGCAATGATGTCTATGAAGTCGTCCTGAAACCAGTCTTCTGGCCTGTTTTCGTGCGACCAACGTATTCTGTTCGGATGTGATTCGCCATCCTCGAACGTGTTTGCAACGAACAATTTGTTTGCATGCGCCCTAACCAATTCTGCCCTTGGCATGTAACCACCAGTTGGAACCTGGTACGGTTGCCAAGTCGGACCAGATGCCAATAACGCAACCGCGTACGTAGAGCCTGCGTTCCAATAATACATTTGAGTGGCATCTTTGCCTATCGCCATGTACAGCGTCTCTTGCCAAGTTGTGACCGATGCACCGTTGGTGGACTTGACTGCAATGTCGTTACCAGAAGAATATTCTATCGTGCTAAAGTCGCCACCAGTTGATTTGTATATCTTGCCGTCTGTTGCACCGTCTTTGCCGGTTGATAATATTATTCTTGGCGCCGACGGATATTTGTAGTTGAACAACAGCTTTGGATTCCAGTTGCCGCTTACCTGTGTCGTGTGCTTTTTTCTGTATGCGGCACGACTAAACACGCCACCGCGCGGGTCAACGTCAAGGTTTAATATGAAAGGTGATTCGTTGTTCCTTAACTGAAACTGGTCGGCACGGAAGTTTAGACCACCGGTAAAGTCCCTTACTTGGTCAAAAAGAATCTGCGCCATTTATAACGCAACCCCTAACGGGTATGGGCTACCTGGCAGCACTCTTAGGTTTGGAGTGTCGCTCCACCACCAATCGTACGGCGTGAGTTGCAAACCGCCAGACATGATTAGTTGTCTGTTGCTTGATGGTGCGGTCAACTGGCCCTGAATGATTGCAACGGCTTTTTCGAAGCTTGACATGTATTCTCTTGCCATCTCCGGGTCTTCCTGGAATTGGAAGATGCGTGCCATTACGTAGTTGATTAATGGCAATTGCATTTGGGGGTCAATGTCTATTGATAAGTTTTCGTCAGAAAACCAGGTCAAACTTGGAACTCTAAAACCACGAATGGTTATAGAGTAAACATCATTTGGTTTTGGCCAAAGATTTAATTGACCAGCCCATATTGAAAAGTATGCTGGTATTTCTGCTTGGTCTGATGTGCCAACCCAGATTGATTCACACCTTGCCTGGTCAAGATAAACTAATGCATTACCGTTGTCAGTATTGTTAACAACTGCTATTATTTGTTGAATGTCACTAATATTTACCGATACTACTGATGGTAAAATTCTACCAAAATTGGTGTAACTTCTTTGGTTTGCAATAGTTGAAAACCCATATGTTGATTGATAATAAGGATATCTTTGGCTTAAAGCTACAATCTTTTGGAAACCTTCTTTAACAAAACCATTGACCAAGTCGGTTGAAATATCGTCATTGGGGTCAAAACCAATGTCAAGGTCAGACAGTTCGCCAACAAACGTACGCATCTGTGCGAGTGTCAGGTTGGCATTGGAAAAGTTTATAGCCATTTAAAACTCCTTATATTTTGGGGTCTAAAGCTGCGTCTTGGTTTTCGCCCATCTTCTTCAAATGATTAAGGTGACCGACACAGTAGTCAGTGCCTTTTGCCTTTGGGGCTTTGCATTGGTCTTCTTTTGCTGTCATGGCTTGGCACAAACCACCCTTGTAATGCACGCCGCCGTACGGAATGCCGGATGGTGGTGCCAGTTCTACGCCTGCGCCATGATAGTCTGCACGTCCATTACCGATATGACGTACACCCTCTGCCATTCCGTAGGGCTGTGTGCCAGCTAAACCCTGGCCTTGGCTGTGTGTTTGTTTGTTCATATTATCCTTCTTTCGCTAAATGTAAAACATGCCGCCAGAGGTTCCTTCACCCCTGGCGGCACGTTACGGATTGCTAGATTATTCGTTATCGCCTACGAATACACGCTTCCACGACAGGGTTGACAATGTACCCTTGGCTGTAATGGTAGATGCTTCTTCTGCGATGCCGCTAACACCAATGAAACCGTCTGCCGATGGTGTGATTACGCCATAGACAAGTGCGGTGTTGAATCCAGTCGCAACTGCGACCGAAGCCGTTCCATGGTCTGGGGTGTTAATTGCTACGCAAGCCGTGCGAACGACCGTTGTTGCATCCGTGTTGTACTCCGAAATGAAGTGAATTGAGGTTGGTACCGCACCAGCACTGACCGAGAAGGCTGCGCCTTTGTCTGCTGCTGAGGCACTATAGACAACGCGGGCTTTAAACTCGTAAGTTTCGCCTGCTTTGCCATAGAAACCAAAATCCTCGTTGTCCAACACTGCGTACGTAGCACCGACTGTTACGTCGGCGGCCAGTACGTTTGTTCTTTCTACAATGAATTTATTATTTGTTGCCATAGTTGTTCTTTCTCCTTGCCTTTCGGCAGATACCTAACTAATGTTTTATTAATTAGAATTGTTTGTTTGTTTTTGTATTGCGGTGAATCCGCTAGCGGGAGAAGAGCTGCCCGAAGGATGACAGCTTTTAAACTTCCCCCGCTAACGAAACTTATTGGGTGTTAGCTGGCGTTAGCTGACAAGTAGCCTTGACGTGCACGGTTGCTGCAGGTCAAGTTACCATAGGCCAGAATGAGCGCGTAGCGGGCGTCAACGCCAGCAACGGTGCCATTCATGAACTCTGTGGTCTTGAACCAGTAACCATTCAAGCCGGTGAGCTTGAGGTACTTCGTGTTAAGGAAGTACATTGGTTGTGCTGATGTGCCCGTGCCAAGCTCAAGGTCAAACACGATTGGTGTCTGCTTGAACATGAGGTTCTGGAATCCAGAGTTGGCCTTTGCCACGTCCTGATAACGAACGTTGTTGGTCAACAATGATTCGAACTTCTCAAACAGAGCAACGTTCGTGATGATTAAGTCAGGAACATCGCTTCCCTTTGAAGCTTGGTTGTAGATGCTTGCCATGTCTACCAATGACAATGTTGATGCAGTACCATCATATGTTGGGTTCCACCAAGAGTTGCTTGATGCATCAATGCCACCGACCGTGTTGTTCTGGGTTCCAACTATGTTACCCAGACCATTGAAGTCTTTGGCGGCAGGTGCAACACCTGGCGTGCCGAACAACTGCTCGTTGAGCGTTGTCTGCAGCGACATCTCAGCCTGCTGTATCTTTGCATTCAGCAACTTGATGATTGCCTCGGTGCCACGGTTCTTTGCTTCCTCGATACCGCTGATTGCGACCGAAGCAGCCATCTGCTTCCAATCGTACTCGGCAGCCGAGATGCCTTCCTGTGGGGTGAGGTCAATTGCATCGTAACCACTGTACGTGGCGACGGTGTCGTTGACGGCGTAGAGCAGTGGCTCAATTATTTGAGTACCACCCTCTTCGACGCGAACTCTACCACGCTCGTTCATGTGGTTCAAAAGGACGAGGTCCTTGAAAATGTTGTCAACCAGTGTGGGCTGATAATTTTGCAGCGTAGTTGACAACAGTGAATTAAAGTCGGGATTACCGGCCATTTTATTCTCCTTGTTGTTTGATTAGAGGTTGAGTGCCTTCTTTGCCTGTTCAAAGGCTTCGAAGACCGACGTTGGTTTTGGAGCTTTTGCGGCAACGGTATTCTTGCTTGACGAACCGCCCGACACCACTGATGCCGAACGCTTTGCCTCTACCCTGGCTTGTTCTTCTTGGAGCTTCTTGCTGGCCTCATTGGCCTTAGAATAAACTTTATCGAAAGTTATCTGTTTGAAGACTGCTTCCAAGTCTGTAGAACCTGTGGCCAGAGCTTTAGCCACTACTTCGTCTGCGTTGAATTCATCGCCGTATTTGCTCTGCAGAGAATCAATCGTTCTGGTCAAATCATCCATTGCTTTTTGTTGTTCGAAAGCTTGGATTCTTTGCTCTAAACTTTTAAGGTGTTTTTCAGCCGGGTCCATGTACTCTTCCTCTGCCGGTTGGCTTTGGGTTGGAGTACCTAGTCCGTAGTGCTGCTGTAACGCCTGCAAGGTGCCTGCCGGGTCCTTTTGGAGTGCGTCCGAAAGGGCTGCAGCAAACGTAACTTGCTTTCTCTGTTCAGCCAACTCTTGGGTCTTGCGGGTATAATCCGCTTGACGTTGGTAGCCGCTGAATGCCTCTTTAACTGGAACCGTTATTTCTTGACCATCTACTTGGAGTTTGACGACTTTGTCGGCAATCTCTGTGTAGTCAAAAAGTTCTGGTTCTGGTTGTGGGGCTTCTGCCGTAACCTCTGGAGATTCGTCGACTTGTCCGTTTGCGGCGGGGTCAACTACGCTTTCAGAGCTAGCATTATTAATTTCATTATTGTCTGACATTAGGAATCCGTCCTTCTTTGGGTTGTTCCTTTAATTTGGATTTTTGTTTCCCTATAATATAGGGCTTTTCATTACATTATTATTTTACTGCCCACCTAATAATGCTTGAATTATTTCGGGGGGAAGACTTTGAATGCTACCGGGTAGGGCGCCACTTGCTCCAGGCTGTGCACCTGGACCCTGTATTGGACCACCGGCTTCTGTTAAAAGTCCTGGTGGTATCTCGGTTGGCATTGGTGGAGGAGCCACATCCATTGCCATTTCTGGTGGCATACTGCCCATATCTGGTGACATTGGCTGCTCTGGGGCTGGTGGTTGCTGTAAGAATGAGCCTGGGTCTTTGACACCAAAGCCTTGCTGTAGCACATATTCAGCCAATCTGGGCAGGTTGACCAGGCCTGCTTGTGCGAATGGCTGCATTGCTGCGACCATCTGTAGGGCCATGTCTCTGCGGAAAGCTTCGTTTCTTGGGGCAGTAGACCCTGCTTCAACCGTAAAATCAAACTCACCGCTAATGTAATCTTTATCAAAACTAAGCCATACGGGTGCAGATTCCGTGCCGATGATTCTTACCGTCTGCTCACCAGTCATGAACTGTTGTGCCAACATTATAAGATTAGAAGCACATTGTGCTATACCGTTTTCAATTGCAACCAGCTTTTCTGCAACCCTGGCATTGCCAGCCTCGGCAATGATTGCAGCCTCACGGGCGGTGCGGGTGGTTTCTGGAATGGCACCACGCTGATACTCGGACACACCAGACACTCTGTCAATATCATTTTGAATTAATGATGATTGATTGTAAAATTCTGGTGGGTTGATTAGTGCCGGCATCGGCACCACCACGTTGTTTAAGTTCTCACCAGACTTGACTGGAACGATGACGTTGTCCTCGTCTGATGCCAGGGCTTGGCGACCATCGTCGTCGAATGCCGATTCCTGGAACAGCCATTTGCGGCTGTAACGTTTTCTGTGCAACATCATCTGCGTGCGGGTTTCGTTCAATTCGTACTGCAACGGCTCGATTGCCTCTAGTTCACCCATCGGGTAAAAGAAACCTGGAATCTCGTAGTTGCGCAACATGTAGAACGGGTGACCGAATTCATACGGCATCTTGATTGGCTTGATTAAAAACTTCTCTCCGCCTGAATCAGAGAACACCGACAGCTCACCGCTTTCAATGTTGTAATATTCATAGATGTCACAGTATGCCTCCTCCGGGTTGGAGTTGGCGTCCACCATGTAACCTCTGTCCATGTTTGCATATTTTTGATATGATGACGGACCTAAATCTTTTCTTGCGGCGGCATCGTAACGCTTGTCAATCTTGGCATCCTTCAACGGACGGCGGGTGCGCTGCACTATCCAGCGTACGTCTTCCATGCATTGTGCGTCTGGGTCGACGTACATGTCGAACGGGTCGACTCTTTCTAGGAACGGTCTGTCTTCTCTGATGATTGTGTAGGATTCGACGTCGTCAGCAGGTTTGCCATCAGCTGCTTCATCAGCAGAATATTCGACTTCATCAAGTTTGGACTCCTCAACAAAGCGATACCCAGTTTTAATCCAGCCATACCCAAGTATAAGGTAGTCTTTAACGGCGCGTTGAAACTCTTTTTGGCATCCATAGTGTTGCCACCAATAGTTGATGATTGATTCCGTTAGTATTGCTTTTTCTGCGTCTTCTGGCCTGCGTGGATTGACGTTGATTTTTGGGCGACCAATCGAAACGGCGGGCGCCAAAGTGTTGATGGTAGAAAAAGAAATGTTGACCAAAAGCCTGTCGCCAGTAACATAACCACGATAGTGGCGACCACGATACAGGTTGATTAATCTCTGCCAAAGTTGGTCGTAATACTCGTTAGCGCGCCACTGTTTGGCGTAGTCAACATGTTTTCTATAAATAGATAATTTATCTGCGTTGCTTTGTCTTGCCATTTAACAATCCCATTTTCTTAAGGCCAAAGCCTTACGAGTGGGCCTACCCTTTTTGTCTTTCATCGGACCGGGCATGCCGCCCATGCGCGCACAGAATGACTTCCTTCTTGCGGCGGCTTTTGGTGACTTCTTTGCCTGCTTAGCGGACACTGGTGGCTTAAGTGTTCCGCCAGTCTGAGCTTTGTACGATGCACGTCCCTTGGCGTTGAGTCCGCCCTTGGGGTTCTTTCCTTCTTTGCGTTGCCATGCGGCGGTCTTAGCCATTATTTTTTCTTTCTGCGAGTAACAACAATCTTGCCGTTTTTTTCTGTTACTTTCATTCCGGCACGTTCTGTCTGTGCTTTTAGTTGACGATATTTTTGTGCAACAGTAAGTTTTTTAACAACCATTACTTTTTGCCCTTCTTTTTTGCTGCGCCTTTTGGTACACAATTTGGCACCATCTTTTTGCCTTTGTATTTCATGCCTTTTTGCACATAACCATCCCAACAAGGACCTTGCTTAGCCATTATCTATAGCCTTTTGTCTTCTGTGCAATCCTCTTGGGTTGTTTGACGAACTGTTTGCCAGCCCTGTTTCCTTTTGCTTTTGCCCTGTTGGTTGCGGCTTTTTCTGCCGGCGACAATGCATTCCAAGCAGCATCGGGCAGATAACGCTTCTTGCCCTTGGATGGTTTACCGTCGGATGTGCGCCACTTCTGGTCACCCCAACGCTTCAATGATTCCTGCGACTTGGCTCTAGCCACGATAGCCGCCACCCTTTTTCTTGTATTCGTTGGCAAGCAGTTGTGCTTTGCGTGCCGACCATTCGCCTGGGTCGCCACCTTTTGTGCCGGCTTTTATCTTGTTGAACAAAGCCTTGCGCATACCAGGCTTGGTGTAATTGCCTGCCTGGTTTACCTTTGATTTACTTTTTTTTGCTTTTGCCATTTTTCTTCCTTACGACGCCGGCTGGTCGACAGAAACTGCTGCTGTCATTGTAACTTCACCGGAAGTATATGCGTTCATTATTAGTTTAAAATATGGTCTACAAAAAACGCCGCAAGATAATATGTTGCTAAACGTTGCTCCTGAGGTAGTATATGTTGGACCAAAAGTGCCAGTTCCTGCGCTAACAGAAAGGTTTACCCAGTTAGTTCCATCTATACTTTGTTGGGTCTGAATCTGCCAAGTTGATACAACTGAAGTAAATAATTGTACATAAAGTGTATTGCAATCGCTTATGTTTAAGTCAATATAACCAGGACCAAAAACAATTTCTTGATTTAATCCATCCAATGTTATTGGAGTAAGATATGATTTTATGATTGCCATGAGTTATTTCCCCTTTTTCTTTGGCTTTTTTCTTAACGCTTTTAAGTCGGCGCCGGTAATCTTGTCACGCGGTTCTGCAACGGCGGCAAGCTTCTTTTGTTTTGGTGAATATTTTGAATATGGCATGTTATGCTCCTTTTATTTGTCTATTCTGTTTACGTAACCGTTAATCAATATGACGTTTGCAGTCGCAGCAAATGCTCTAACAACTAATCCGTTTTGAAGAAGCAGTCCTGGAGCTACAAGCATGTATCCGTCTTCGGCTGGTACCGTAACTTCAATGTTGCCGTCAGGTGCGGTTGCTTCGCCCCACTCAATCGTCAATTTCACCGTTGACGACGAACTATTTACAGCATACAACCAAATCTCATCAAGGTCAGTTGTTCCAGAGATGGCTGTATGAATTAATGTACCAGCTGTTGCTGTTGCAGCTACCTTAATTTGTTTGCCTTGTGTTGAACCTGACAATAGTTCTTTTGAATATGTTGCCATTATTTTTTCTTTCTTTTTTTGGTTGACACTTTAGGTGTCTTTATCTTAGGATATTTTTTTATCTTAGGATATTCTATCTTAGGAGCGTTCTTTATTTTCATTCTTTTTCCTTCTCCTTATTAAATGCCACTCTATGTGGTTGTCTAATTTTTCGTCTACTTTGTCGACTTTGTTTGCTACTTTGTGCAACAAATCGCGTGCTTCTGCGTGTTGGGCTGTATTCTCTTCTCTTAATTTTTGGACTACAACCACCAGGGGTCCACCAATTATAGCAACGGCGATAGGCACAATCCATTCCATATTAAATTAATTCTTTCCTAGTGGAGATTTTTTCAACGCCTGGCATTGATTCATACATCTTTTGAGTCTCCCTAATGGTGGAGTTGTTCCATGCCTTTTGCCCGTATTCGACAGCTCTAAAACCAAACCTGATGCCTTTGACATGACATTTGAAGCAAATGCCGCGCTTACGGTCGTTTTCTGTCTTTAATTCAGTTTTACAGGGGGTGCATTGCATAAATACTCTCCTAATACTAAGGCAAAGTTATTACATTTTATCACTATACCAATTGAATTCTCCAATATAGTAGCGTTCTTTTTTCTTGGGCGACTTAGGCATTTTAGAGGCAAAGTAATTCAACGTGCCAAATGCGGCATCGGTCTTGGCTTTGTATTCTGGCAACCACACATATTTTAACATTTGATTAGCTATGGCCAGGCTCATGACACGGTCGTCATGGGGTGAGCCGTGCGTCTGGCCGTTGTCATCTCTCACAAAAGTCTTAAGTTCGGCTACCGTTAGGTCACATCTTAAAATAACTACGCCATCTCTGAATCCGGCATTTAATTCATCCAGGGCCAATGGTTTTGTTAAGGTTGTTGTTCGCCAACCCAAGGTTTCTGAAATCTCTGGATTACGTTGATTTAATCTACGCTGACGATAAATATTAATATAACCAGCTTTGTTTAAAGCGGTTAGTGTGGTTAAACCGTGGTTGTTAGATTCTACGCCAATCAAAGCTTCGTTATAAAAATAGCCTAGGGCATACAATATTTCTTCACCAAATTTATCTGGGTCCACGTGCCCATGCCAGTGTGCTACGACCACGCCTGACTTGGCGTCGATTACGTGTGCCGAAGAATAGTCGCCTCTGGCCAAGCCCTCGGCAACGTCGGCTCCAATCACGTATCTGGCACCTGCTTGCGGCATTGCCCATACCGACAGCGGTCCGCCATCTGGGTCGAACATGTATGAGTTTCTTAAATCTGAAAGTTTTTTGTTGCGGCCTTTTTTGGGTGCCGACGTCTCTAGTCTCGCCAACGAATCCAGGTCAAAAACTGGCCTTCCAGAACGTATGAACGCTTCTTCTGGGTTTGAGGGGTACTCTTGGTGTAGCTGCCAAATCGGTAGCTCTGCTGCCTGTGCATCGTACCAGGCTTGGTTTCTATCCCCGTTAGCAGACCACGGGAAAAATATTCCTTTAAACCTATTTGTTCCATTTTGCGACCCCGTCCATAAATTGAAGAATATGTTGCCCTCTCCTTTTGCGGTGGACAAACAGATTACTCTACCACCCACGTCGGCAATTGGTTCGATGGATGCCCAAGCTTCTTCTGGGTTGGGCAAGAATGCCATTTCGTCAATGATGGCCAGATACACCGATTCACCTCTGGCTGGCTCGTTTGCCGATGGTAGCGACTCGATGACTGAATCATTGTTGAACGTCATCTTTAGTACGTTGTTTTGTATTAGCTCTGGGCCAGACAATCTCAACCAGTCCGGCAAAAACTTGTAGATATATTTAGCTTTGGCCAGTAGTTTGGTTGCTTCTCTTTCGGTCTTTGACAACATAACGATGAAACGGTCGGGCCAAAAGAAAGATAACCAAAAAGAGTATGCCGCTGCGAGAGTGGAGAATCCTATCTGACGTGATTTTAATACTATTGAGTATCTGTTTTCTATCCATGCTTCTACTGCTTGTTTTTGTGCGGGTCTTAGATTTAGTTGTATGCGGCCTTTGTTCGGGTGTTTGATGTAAACGTAGTTGGCGCAAAAGAAGTCGAATGCTTCCGCCAGTTCTTTTGTCGTAGCATCTTCTTTGCCACGGCATTTGCGAAAGTTGTATTCGTTAACTAATTCTTCTAATTGCACTAGTTTATTTCAATCCAGGATAAGGTTTCTTCATTCCAATTATATATTTTTCCATCAGTCGGATATGGCACTGGTGGTTCCCATCTGCAAGTTTCCTCGTTTAAAACGTGAGAAACGTATGGTTTTGGTGGAATAAACGCATCTTTTTGTTCGTCATACTTATAATCCAATCCTGCATAGTTTTTTCTTATTCTTGAATTATATGATGTTTGTTTCCAACGGCCACCTAAAAGATTGTGACAAAACAGCGCGCCTATTACTTCGTTTTCGTTTCCGTCTTGGTCCTTGCATTCATTATTGTGTATTACGATAACACGAAGAACAATATTATTTTCGTCTAATTCTGCAAAGTGTGCCATATCAAAAGGTTATAGTTCCTGATGAATTAAATGTATAAATAAATTTTCCTCCGCTTTCAGAAAAAGTTGGAGAACCAGTTGTTGCTGTAGCTGCTCTATTTGAGTTTGGATAAGATATTATAATAACACCTGAGCCGCCTGCGCCGCCGGCTCCACCACCTGCACCGCCACCGCCGCCATGATTTGCTGTACCTGGACTTCCTCCCGTTGGATAATCTGTCCAACCTGGACCGCCACCGCCTGTGCCTCCAGCGCCTGATGGTCCGAACACACCACCGCCGCCGCCGCCTCCAGCGTATGTAACCGATGAACCAGTAATACTGTTTGCTGTACCGTTACCACCAGCTCCACCAGTATAGTTCGGTGGAGTTACGAGAACTGCAGCATTACCAGTTGCACTGGCACCACCACCACCACCACCTGCTGCATTTCCTCCACCAACAAAACCATTTCCACCTGAATTACCTTGCGATGGAGAAGTGCTTGGAGTATTGCCTGCTGCAGCTATATGTCTGTTTGGAGGACTGGTTTCTGCACCTGCTCCACCTGCGCCTGAGCCACCAGTTGCAGGTGTTAATCCACCGTCACGAGAAGCCGCACCACCACCACCCGCAGAAGTTCTGGTAGTAAATCCAGTACCTGTTATTTCGCTATTATTTCCTGAAGTGCCACGTGCGCTGCCGCTTACACTGCCTGCTCCTCCTGCGCCAATTGTTACGGTTAATGCGCCTGTTGTAACAACAGTATACGCAGCGTCGGTTCTGTATCCGCCAGCTCCGCCACCACCACCTCCGTTAGCTCCGGCACCTCCTCCGCCACCTACAATTAAGTATTCAACAGTTGTTGGAGCTGGTTTTGGTGCTCCTCCAGGTATCCAGTTTTTAACCATTGCACTGGTATTATTTGCTTTACCTAATCTTACTCTTGGACTAAACCTTCTCATTATTAACCTCCGAACACATCCATGCCAACGATGGTGTTCATGTTTTCTATATCAACTGTGCCCGTGGGTCCAGTGGCTCCTGTTGCTCCTGTAGCGCCAGTTGCACCAGTAGGGCCTGTTGCTCCAGTAGCGCCAGTTGGACCAGTTGCTCCTGCTGCTCCTGCTGCGCCAGTTGCACCTGTAGGGCCAGTCGGTCCTGTGGCTCCAGCAGCACCAGTTGCGCCAGCAGGACCGGTTGCGCCAGTGGCACCAGTTGGACCAGTTGCTCCTGCTGCTCCTGCTGCGCCAGTTGCGCCGGTTGAACCAGTCGGACCTGTAGGTCCAGTAACTGTAGATGCAGCACCTGTGGGACCAGTTGGGCCCGTGTCACCTGTAGCCCCAGTTGCTCCAGTCGGTCCCGTTACTGTAGAAGCTGCACCCGTAGCGCCCGTAGGACCAGTTGCTCCTGCTGCTCCTGCTGCGCCAGTGGCACCTGTAGGACCAGTTGCTCCTGCTGCTCCTGCTGCGCCAGTTGGACCGGTTGGACCGGTTGGACCGGTTGCTCCAGAACCTGCAGCCCCACCCTGTTCGGTGATGACCCAGTTAGTGCCGTCAGATACTAATACTGCCCAATCGCCATCAGCACCTGCAAGTATAGCAGTTCCAGCAGAACCTCCAATTAATGGAACTATGTTGCTAGATGCAGAGTTAACCGCTTGTGGCTGTATGGTATGGATGTATAATATTCTGCCAGTCCATGAGGAAGCAGCTGGCAAAGTCAACGTGCATGCTGAACCTGATTTATTGTTGATAATCCAATAATTAGAATCTGCAACTGTGTGGTCTGCCGTAATTGTTACTGGTGCCGAACCAGCATAATGACCGGTTGTCTTGAATCTGTTTGCTGTTGCATCTAATCCAAGTCCTGGAATTCTGAAGTTTGCAATGCTTGCGTTACCAACAGTTACTTCATTAGAAACTGTTGCAGATGTTGCTGCAGCTTGGTAACCAACAATGATATTATTTGAACCCGTTGTTAGGTCGTTGGTTCCTGATGAAGCTGCGTCTTTTCCAAGAATTACGTTTTGGTCACCAGAGGTCATTTGTTCGCCTGCAGCGTAACCAACTACTACGTTGTCATCTGCGTTAGTTCCGCTAAAGATTGCTCTATAACCAATACCGATACTTCTTGTTCCGCTAAATTGCGCAGATGCGATGGTACCTAGTGCATTTTCACCAATGGCAATGTTATCAGATGAGGTGGCTATACCACCACCTGCCTCATAGCCAATTGCAATATTTTTATCACCTGTTGTAATTCTATTTAATGCACTGGTGCCTATTGCTATATTGCCTTCTGCGCCAGTTTGTATGTTGAGTGCAGCTCTGTGTCCAACTGCAACAGTGTCATTTGGTGCTTCCGGATTAGCTGGTCCTGATTCTGAGCCAATAAAAACGTTTTGTGTACCGCTAGTTAAGCCTGAACCAGCAGCAAAGCCAACGCCAGTATTATTTGCGCCAGTTGTTCTATGTAAAGCAATGCGTCCTATTGCAACTTGGAAACCATTGGTGTTTGACGCTGTACTTTGACCCAATGCACCAAAGCCAATTGCAACTGCACTACCACCTGTTGTTACGTTCAGCCCGGCAGAACCGCCAATATATACAGCCTCTTGGGCGGTTGTTGCTCTTCCACCTGCATCAGTGCCTATAGCAACGCTCAAATCACTAGTTGCTACATCAAGTGCGGCATTGCCAATTGCAACGTTGTCACGTCCAGTTGTTAATGCATCGCCAGCTTTAAATCCAATACCAATATTGTTATTGCCAGACGTAACCGAATCAAGTGCATTTGCTCCAACTGCAACGTTATTGCTTCCAGTATTTATTGCGTTCAGTGCGTTAAAGCCAATTGCTACGTTATTAGAACCAGAAGGTCCCGTCCCATTCATTGCCGCTCTGCCAAAAGCGGTGTTGGCGTTAGTGCCTACTGTTCCTGTTGGACCTGTTTCTGCAAATCCTGGTATAGAACCAGTTGGGCCCGTAGCACCTGTGGGTCCAGTCGAACCCGTTGGTCCAGTAGGTCCTGTTACCGTTTGCGCTTCTAGTTTCCATGCTCCTGGTCCACCTGCGCTTACTGCACTAAAAACCCAGGTGTGGTCACCATCAGTAAATACCTGACCATCTACTGGTGAAACTGGAAAATCTATAACTGGCATTTATTTTACCTCAATCCAAGATATTGTTTTTTCGTCCCATTGATAATAATCTCTAGAACCCTCTGTAACATAAGGATATTCAACAGGAGGATTCCAAAAACACTTTTCTGTATCCAAAGTCCAGGACGCAAAAGGCTTAGGTGCAATGAACGCATCAAGCTCTTCGTCATACTTGTATCCTATTCCTGCGTAGTTCTTTCTTATTCTAGCATTGTAAGATGTTTGTTTCCAGCGCCCACCAAAAATATTATGACACCAATTTTCTCCGTCATGCTCAACGCTGTTGTCTATTACCAATACTCGTAAAACAATGTTGTCGTCGTCTAATTCTGCAAAGTGTGCCATTATGCTATTGTCAAACTTCCTGATGCGTTGAATGTCCAAATCGTATAAGAACCAGAAGTGCTTGAAGTTCCAACCGATGCGGTTATTGTTTTTCCTGTTGCGTCAGCCGTTAGATATCTCATTATTACAACTCCAGAACCAGCGTTAGCACCAATTCCAAGACTTCCAGAAAAACCACCGGTACGAAAACCGCCTCCACCTCCACCACCCGTATTGGCTGTGCCTGCACCTGCCACACCTGTTCCGCCAACTGGCGATGCTGCACCACCACCATCGGTAGCGTTTCCGTTGCCACCGGAACTCCAAATTGCTCCACCACCACCACCGCCTCTTCCAACTGAAGAACCAGTTATAGATGAAGAAACACCTGCGCCACCATCTCCGTCTTGGGCAGAAGATGCAGTTGTGCCATTTTTACCAACACCGCCAGCACCACCGCCACCGCCGCCTGAACCAGAAGAACCACCAGAACCACCACCATTACCACCAGCAAAACCTTGGTTTGCTGTTCCGGCTGCACCAGGATTTGTGGTTGCGTAGCCACCACCGCCACCAGAGCCGCCAACAGTTGGTGCAAAGGCTGTTGATGAGTTCGAACCACCTCTACCACCACCAGTTGAAGTTACTGTTGTTATACCTGTACCAGAAATACTGGAATTGCTTCCAGCAGTTGGAGGTGTACTTGTGTTTGTGCCGCCGGTACCACCAGCTCCTACGGTAATGGTATAAGTTCCATCTCCCATTGAAAGTGCTGTTTCTGCTGGTGCTCCACCACCAGAACTTTCTCCAGAAACAGAACAGCGATATCCGCCAGCGCCTCCACCTGCGGCTTCCCATCCTTGCGTATAAGAACATCCGCCTCCACCACCGCCTGCAATAACCAGATACTGTACTGAAAGTGGTTGTGATGAAATTTGGGATGCTTGATATCCAAGAGTAATATTAGGCATTAGGCTGTGGTGTCTCCTACTAATACATAGACATCAGTTCCCGTGCATACAAGAGATGCTCCAGAATATTGTGCTCTTAATTTTAGTCCTGGTGTTCCGTTAACAGTTGCGCCAGACGCAGAAACTGTTACTTGTCCTGCTCCCATTTGCAGGAGGTCTATTCTTTGACCTACAGACAAATCAAGTGAGCTATCAACGGTGATTGTTTTTGCCGTTCCCGATGTAACTGTTATAAGCTTACCAGCGTCTGCAGTTAAAAGAGTATAATTAACTGTTTTATCCTCAACGGTTTGCGCAAGAGCAAAACTTCCAGTGGCACCTGTTGGACCAACATTTGCATTTCCAAATTCTACCCATTGTGATGTATTACCGTCGTTGTAATAAATGTATGTACGGCCATCGGTTGTGTTGTACCAAACCAATCCATCAATACCATATGGTGCAGTCGGACCTGTGACTTCAAATTGTCCATCAGCACCTGTTGGTCCTGTTGGTCCTGTTGGGCCCGTAGCACCTGTGGCGCCTGTGGGACCAGTTGGGCCCGTGGCACCTGTTGCGCCTGTTGCTCCTGTTGGTCCAGTTGCTCCTGTAGGTCCGGTGTCACCTGTTGCACCAGTTGCTCCAGTGGGGCCTGTAGGTCCAGTGTCACCCGTTGCACCCGTGGCGCCAGTAGCACCAGTTGCTCCAGTGGGGCCTGTAGGTCCAGTATCACCCGTTGCACCCGTGGCGCCAGTAGCACCAGTTGCTCCAGTGGGGCCTGTAGGTCCAGTGTCACCCGTTGCACCTGTTGCGCCAGTGGCACCAGTGGCACCAGTGGCACCGGTTGCGCCAGTTGCTCCTGCTGCTCCTGCTGCGCCGGTTGCACCGGTTGGGCCAGTTGGACCAGTAACTGTAGAAGCTGCACCCGTAGCGCCCGTAGGACCGGTCGGACCTGTGGGTCCTGTTACGGTACTAGCTGCGCCAGTAGCACCTGTTGGGCCTGTTGGGCCTGTTGGGCCTGTGGCTCCAGTGGCGCCTGTTCCACCTGCACCCGTTGGGCCAGTGGGTCCTGTAGCGCCTGTGCTGCTTGCAGAACCCGCTGGTCCCGTAGGACCTGTAGGACCAGTTGGACCAGTTGTACCAGTGGGGCCCGTAGCATCAGTTAAATATGGTAGATTGTTCCAGTTGGTAGTGCCGTCACCAATCTTTACTCTACCTGTATCGTATTCGAATCCTAATTCGCCAGCAAGCAGTATCGGGTTAGCAGAAGTCCAGTTGGCTGCAGTGTCACGACGAACTTGTAGAATTACAGCCACTTAGAATCCTCTTCCTGGTTTACGGAAATCTCGTCTCGGCGCAAAATAAACATTGGCACAATTTGTAACACCTTCATTAGAATCAAAAGACTCACCCAAAACCACGGTAGAAGCACTCATTGCCGTG